GGTCTATCATAAAAGACTTTCTGCTTTTCGTCGAAAGTCCGTCTGTAGTTCCGCAGGCAGTTCAACCCTTCGCTCGTTTGCGGGATGTTGAACCAGCAGCGGGGCAAAAGTCTGCGGACAGCTTGGATACCGTCATCCACCGATAAACGTGGCGCAATCGTGCAACTGAGGTCAGCCTGCTGCAAGACCTCCAACCGAGACTTTCCCGATCCTAGTTCTCTGACCTGTACGTCGTGCGGGACGATGTGCTCGGCCTTGTGCCAACCCTTGTTCCGCAGTTCTCGGACGTACCAATCCAGTCCGACCCCGTGGTTCTCAATGTAGTCTAGGAGTCTGACTTCTTGTCCGTGGACTTGTGCGATCCAGATCGAAGTCGAGTCGCCAATGCCGAGATCCCATGCAGCAAACGTCTTACAGAGGTCATCACGAACGATAGAGCAGAAGCGACCTTCTCCCTCCATCTGGTTAAGAATTTGCCCATAGAAAGCCCCCTCGACAGCAGCGTGGAATGAACACTCGAACTCTTGGTCGTACTTGTCGCGCCCCATCTCTCGCAGCGCATCGTCTAGTTCTGACTGAGCAATAATCTTCGTCTGACTGGCGCGGAACTCGAGCAACTTCCACCCAGGTTCCCCCTGTGCCCTGTTCCGCAGATCGTAGAAGTGATTCTGGCCTTTAGGTGTGCCGATGAACATTGCCCAGCCTTGACGGTCGGCTAGGGCAGGTCGGATCACTTCGTTCCATATCTTTGGATTCTGATCCCCCACCTCGTCCAGTACAACTCCGTCGAAGTAAGAACCGCGTAGTGAGTCGGGATTGTCGGAGCCGTACAGACCGATCCTGCGATCCCAGAAATCAACACGAAGCTCTGAAATGTTTGGTGTGGCTCCCAGCGGACGGGTGTAGTGGAGCAGGTAGTCCCAGGCAATGCGTTTGCTCTGTGCATAGGTTGGCGCAATGTAAGCGAATCGTGGGCGTTCTTTCTGGCACATCACCGCAGACTTTACCAACTGGTTGATGGCACTGACAGTCTTGCCTAAACGCCGATGCGCCACTACCACCGTGAAGCGGTGATCCTCCATCGCCTGATGGATCTCAAGCTGTGGCTCCCGCGGAGCGTAAGGGATTACGATTTCTCGGACGCCCATGTCACTGCCATTTTAAGCGGTTCGCCTTCAGAGTTTGCGTGTTCAACCACATTATGCTCGCGCCACCCTGCTCGAGTCTTGAGCCAGAAGATCATCGCCGCGGTGTTCCCTGCTTTTGCCTGCTGGAATAACGTCTGAGCAATGGCTGCGTTAGCCTCAACTCTGCCTTCCATTAGTTCGTGCTTGTAATGCTTTGTAAGAGTGTCGTGGTCGATCTGTAGCTTGTCGGCAATATCAACATAACGCACCCCGACAGCGGAGAGCGTCTTGACTAGCCGACGATCCTCGTCTGACGGGCTATGCCGCTTGCCTTGCATTTTTTATGTCCGAAAGTTCATTAAATGACTCACCAGTTTCCTCAAGCGTCGCCTGCTTGCCGGTAAAGTCTTGCCAGCGCTTCACGATCACGTCGCAGTACTTTGGGTCAAGTTCCATCAATCGTGACACGCGCCCGTTCTTCTCGGCAGCTATCATGGTCGTGCCAGAGCCGCCGAACGAGTCAAGCACGATATTGCCGCCCTTTGTGTTGTTGAGCAGCTGGTACTCAAATAAAGCCACCGGCTTCATAGTTGGGTGTTCGCCGTTTCGAGTTGGCTTATCAAACTCCAAGATGGTGGTCTGTTTGCGGTCAGCCGCCCAGAGGTGTCCCGCCCCCTCTTTCCAGCCGTACAAGCATGGCTCATGTTTCCAGTGGTAGTCTTGGCGGCCCATGACAAGGGATGACTTCTTCCAGATCAAGCATTGACGCACAGTCCAGCCAGCGTCCTTGGCAGCGCCGCGGAAATTGTAGCCCTCTAAATCTGCGTGCCAAATGTAAAACACAGCACCAGGCTTCATGACAGTGTCTGCTGAAACGTAAGAGTCGCGCAAGAACTGACGAAACTGGTCGTCACCCATTTCGTCGTTTTTAATTGTCAGTTTCTCTTTTGTGCCGCCTTCGTAGGCCACATTGTAAGGTGGATCGGTCAGCCACATATCAACCAGTTGGCCATCTGTAAGTTTTTCCAAGTCGCTGACGCTAGTCGAGTCGCCGCACATCAACCGATGCTTGCCCAGCAGCCATACGTCACCCAACTTTGTGACGGGATCAACCGGAGCCTCTGGAACCTTGTCCTCGTCCGTCAGCCCTTCCGTCAACTCTACCGGCATCAGCGCGGCAATCTCATCGGCTGAGAATCCGGTCAGGTCGGTGTCAAATCCTAAGTCTTTCAGGTCGGCAAGCTCAATCGCCAATAGACTGTTGTCCCAATCAGCGTTCAGCGCCAACTTGTTGTCGGCCAGGATGTAAGCCTTGCGCTGCATCTCCGTCAGATGCGACAACCTTACCGCGGGAACAGTGCCCTTGCCTAGCTTACGAGCAGCCATCACCCTGCCGTGCCCAGCAATGATGCTGTTGTCGTCGGCTATCAGAACAGGATTGTTGAACCCAAACTCTTTGATTGACGCTGCAATCTGTGCAACCTGCGCGTCCGAGTGGGTTCTGGCGTTGTTGACGTAAGGTATCAGCGTCTCAATGCTGATTTGCTCTACTTGCATTCCGACTCCTGTCTGGGTCATCGGTTGACTTTACGTTGATCGCTGACGGATTAACTGGTCAACATCAGCGTTGCCTTTTTGCTCGGCAGTTGGAGCGAATAACGCTCGGCTTCTGCTGTCTGTAGTGTCTGGCTCGCACAGGTAATAGACTGCGAAACTGTTGCGGGTGACATCTGCTGGACAGGTTAGCGGAGCGGGTAGTCCATGCCAACTGCCACGAGTGTCGAAAATTATAGCCCGATTGAACTTTGGTTCAACTGCTTTTACCAGTGTGTCGGGGTCTTTGTACAGTCCGAGATGGCCTCCCCATTCTGGCTTCCATCCTGGTGTCAGGTAGACAATCAGGTTCAACCGTCGCTGGAGGTGGAGTTTCGGGTGCAGGTTGTAGTCCAGGTGGACGTTTAACTTTCCCCCCCTGCCGTGTTGGTGCATCCCTCCACCGTGTAACCCTATGTCTGGCATAAGGTCTGCCTTGGTCAACTGCTCCAGTATTGCGTTGAAGTGCGGGCTGAGCAGGTATTGGAATGCCTTGTATGTCTCAGGCTTGAAGTGATGCCAGTCGTTGCAGCTCTGCTTAACCTCGAGCGGGTTGTCGTAGCGAAACCAGCAGTCATCGTCCTTGGCTGGGAACTCTCTCGCTAAGTTGATCGCGTCAGCGAAAAAGTCATCGACGACACAATGCCAGAAGGGGTGGTGGTCGATAATCAATCAACACTCAACATCTGGCGTTGTTGACGTAAGGTATCAGTGCTGATTTGCTTTACTTGCATACGCACTCCTATTGGGTCATGCGCTTTACAGTATACGACAAATTTCAACGTAATGTTTTAAGGTATTCCTCTTTTATTTCTGCCGCACTTTTTGCGCTTTTATTTTCTTCTTTCCACATTCTAATTAATGATTGCAAGTCGAGCGTTATAGGGATTGTTTTAACACCCTCTTGCAAGTAAGCGGCTGTTCGATGATGGCCATCAATAACAACTGGAAAACTACCAGGAAATGTTTCAACCAATACTGGAGGTAATTCTTTGCCCTGTTGAATAGCTTTTCTAAGTTCTTCTATTTTTTCTTTCCCACGCTGATATTTACCCATTTCCGACCAATCATCGACTTCGCTCGGAGATAACAAGCCAGTTGGAAGCACATCATGCGGGAGGTTTTTTTCAACCCCTTCAGGCAATGCTTTATTTAAATCCTGTAAATCTAAGTGCTGTGGAAGCGTTTCTGCAACATATTTGTCGAGAAACTGTTTCTCCGACAAAACTTTTGCCTCTTGTTTTAAATTTAAAATACCTTGTCCTATTTTTGGGGCAATACTTCCAAGCAACCCCAGCAACTCTGGAGCCTGCATCGCAGCCTTGAACGCGCCTACAGGCGCACTGACAGCAGGCATATTGCCGACAGCCTGACCAGTCCTGTAAGCCTGTTCTTCCCCGTACTCCGGCCTATCCAGCCCCAACAATCCTCGACCGAAGGGGCCAGCAACATTAGCGAACGGCTGGCCAATGTTCTGTTGATAGGACTGATACGCCTGCTGAAGCCCAAGCGCACGAAGAAGTTGGCCCATGTCCATACGTCACCGCTTGTTTCTGGTACTGATCGCTTTTGCCTTTGCCTTAGCATCGGCCTTGCTGGATGCGCCCCAGGCTTGCAGGGACAGCAACAGACGAGTTGGCTTACCGTCCTTGCGCTCCGGCCCCGGCATATTGCCCATCCTTGCCAGGAACGATGCTCTCCGCGGGTTGTCGCCTGACTTAACGGGAGGCTTTAGATCGCTACCGGGGTTTTCTCGCTCGTAAGACTTGCGCCCGGCCTCGTTCAACCCACCCTTCGCGTTCTTGCCAGCTTTGCGAGTCCATGCGGCAGTCATTCGTCCATCATCCCTGCAATCTTGATGATGATCCCGCCCTTGCCTTTAGCCTGACCACCCAGCCACTTGTTGCAGACCATATCCTCTGAGCAGACAAAGTTAAGCTGGGCACAGTAACCCATGTCCTCGGCTTCGTCCTCCATGCCTTTAGCAATGCCGTTTTCAAGACAGCCTTGCATTTCATCCGACTGTACGAACGCAGCGCAATTCTCGCACTGGTACTCTGCGTCTTCTCCGGCTTCCATGTAGTCGGCTTTATCGACTGCCTTCTGCTTGTTGGCGTCGTTTAGCTCGGCATCACCAGTGACGATTGGACACTTCATTTCTTCCTCGCTGCTCTCATGTTGTCCACGAGGTTAGGGTACGGTCTGCCAGCAGAGGCAGCCATCGCTTTAGCTGATTTCTTCTCTTTCTTGGACAGCGGATCAGGCTTGCCCAGCTTCTTCGGACGGGGCTTGTCCCAGATGGCTTTCATTTGCGTCCCGGCATTTTCTTGTAGGCTTTCTTAGGAGTCGCTGCGATCATCTCTTTTGCGACTTTCATCGGAACACCAGTGTCTTTCGCCACCTTCTTGCTACCAGCGGCTGCGTACATGAGTCGCTGTTGAGCCTTGCTAGTGATCGGCATATCAGTCCTCGACGATAGAAGTTAGATGCCCGATTCGGCCTCGTACCCCTATTCTACCGACTTCGTTGAGAATGTCACGAGGCAAAAACTTGTAGAACCCATGCTCCATGTCGAACACCTTTCCACCGTCCCACTGCTCGTGGAAGAACTTCTCTATCTGCTTCAGCGTCTCCAACATTTGCAGGATCAGGTTGTAGTCGAACGAATAGAGCCGGGTCATCAGCATTCCATCAGTCCCGACATAATTCAACGGGTAGCCTGTCTGCCTTGCTTGTGCAAACGTGGCTTTGTTCGCAACGTGAGCCTGCAAGTTGAACTGATCGGTCAACACATACCGACCTGAAATCTTAAAGATGTGACTGTATCGGTTGGGAATGGTCGAGAGAATGTCTATCGTTGTGTGCAATTCGATAGCGTTTTTGATATACGCAACGTCTCGTCCTGTTTTTTTGACTCCCTGAATAAACCGAGAGTTGTAATGCTTAACAGTCGCTCGAGGAAACACGACATTCTGATGCTCGAAACTTGATTC